TATGTCTAATATCCGGTCATCTTTGCAGTGCATTTTAATAGATCCGTCTTCGCACTTCCAGTAACCTTTCCAAGATGGTAATTTTACTGCAGCTCCCTGTTTCATTGCTTCAAACGCTTGTTTAAAATTCATTTTCGTCCTCCTTAAGAAATTTTTATATTTGTTAAATTACATACTTCTTATACCATTGATCATAATTCATATTTCCAGGTATTATATAGGTTTTGCCTGTCTCAGGATTTCTTGCTCTTCTTTGAAGTGTTTCCACGTCATCAAAATAAGCTACTGTTGTCGATCTGCAAAATGTGTGAAGAGGAGGAAGGTTATTACCTGTTTCACCCTTAGAAACATCATATATTTTCCCGTCATGCTCTCTGCATATCTCAGAGGTTCTCATGTCTAGTGTTGCAACAAAAACATATTTTTCTATGTCACATTCTTTGTAGCTTTCAATTTCAGCAGCATTTGTAACATATGTTGTTTCTGTTCTTATAAGTCTTTGGGCTGCAAACTTTCCATATCCCAATAGTTTCTCAAGTTCCTTTGCCATTTTGCGGTAGCTCTGTCCCGACATTAATCCAGATATCAGAGTTTGCTGAAGCTTATCTGCAAACACATCCGTATTACCCCAAATGCGCTTTGAGTAGTGTTTACCACTCCAGTTGTTTTTTAAAATTTCTTGAATTCTACCAACTGGAATGGTTGCAAAATCAAAGCCAATTCCAATACCTTTTTGTATATCAAATATATTACGGTAGTAAGCTTCATTTATACTATCTATATAACCAAGTGTGGAGTTTTTGAGTTCAACATCAGCAATAATTTTACAGTTTATATAAGCACTTTCTTTCAGAGCCTCTAACCGTGTTATTTGTGCTTTATATACTCCTGCATTTAACTTTGCTAATAGCTGCTTTTTTATATCTGGACTTTCAATTTTATTAATTGCTGATCGTATTTTATCAAGTTCTGATTTGTCTATAGTAGAATTTAGGATTTTTTTAGCTTCATCAGCTGTCAGGTTGTGATTCTTCATGTAATTATAGAATACTTTTTCTATATCCTGATTAATGCTTTTAATAGCTTTGTCATATCCTTCGTTTATCTTGGCTATAACCTTATCATTGTTTCTATGATATACAGCCATACGCTCATTTGCTCGCTGTTCCCAGTATTCATTGCTCTTCATCTACTGCATTCCCTCCATCAGGCTTAGTCTGCTTAAAATCATATGAACCAAAGGCTTTTTGCTGCTCTTCAAGTGCTTGCTTTTTTTCATCTTGAACCCTTTTCAGTTCTGCCGCAGGATCTGATATAAATGGTAATAAACCCAGTCTTGTTTCAAGCGAAACAGTTCCGTCAAGATCTATAACCATTTGCGAGAGCTCAGTCTCATTAACAGGAAGTGAACGTGTCATTGTTATTTCAACATCTGAAATATCAATATTAAATCCTTTTGTTTTAAGTATATTTGCGTACAACTGCAATCTTTCTCGGAGCCCTATTCTGTAATATCCTTCTTTTGTTTTCGCAAGCTGTTCCAGTCCCATAAGCTTATATTTCATTGCTACGCCGGAGGCTTGGCTTGCAAAATTTTCATCCGTCAGACATGGAACCATGCTGAATTCATGGATATCGTCCTTAATAGATTTTTTTAATATCTCAACATCTGCTTCCCTCAGTTGTTTTATTAACCATTTTGCATCTCCATCAACTGGCATTTCTAATATCTTATATTTTTTAAGCAGCTTCGCTGTCGCTGTCATTTCCTCTTCATTGTCACCAAAGCTCACTCCCTTAACTGCAAGTAAAGCATCAATAAGCTGCTCTTTATCATTGATTCTGTCTGACTGTAATAAATTATACGCATCAATTAATGTTATAACCCCTTCAAAATCGCCTTGTATATTACTTTTATTCCAATATTCTATTACTGGTACACCCTTGAAATAATGCTGATCTATGCCTAACAATGTCGGACTTACTTCCTGAAGATTATTGAACAAATACTTGTAAATTTCGGTTGCTGTGTAAACATCAACACGATAGCCAGTAATGATATCGTCTATATTTATTTTAGGGCAGTAATGTACAGCAAACATGCTTTTGTACTCGACTGTATCGTCTACAACAAGAAATATCTGAGCAGGGTCTATATTTGTGCTTTTAGGAATAGGATTTTCAGCAGAACTCATATAAATAAGCTCATAGCCTACACCGTATTTACTTATATCTCTGCATAGCTCAGTATCTACACTATGTATTAATATCCGGTTAAAATTATTTAAAATAGGCTCAATATTTGGAGCTTTATATGTAACCGGATTTCCTATAAAATACCCGGTAGCCATATCGGTTATATACGCAGCATGATTGCAAATCAGCTTATTATTTGGCAAGCCCTCTCCAGAAAATTTGCGATCAAGAATTACATGTTTTCCATCATAATATTCTTCAAGCTTTTTGAACCGATGTACTTGGAGTTGATGAGTTTTTATACAATTTACTAATAACTTTATTGGTACACTACCATCATCATTTAGTAAATCCCTGTCCTTAATAATTGGCACATTTATCACCTCAATCCCAATATGCCTTTATTGCCGAATTTTATCTTCTTCTTTATCTTACCTTGAATCATTTCTGCAAGACCTGTAACCGCATCAGGCGCATCATCATGCTTGTTTTTTCCAGCACGTTGAAAACTGTTCATATCTCTATAAAACTCAGGCCAACGTTCTTTCCAATTGAAAGGAAAGTATATATGCTCCATTACAAATGTGCTATTTGACAGTATTCTGGAGATTTTATTCTCCGATTGGTGAAACCATTCAATTTTTACTTTTTTAGTTTTATATTTCTGCCAGATATGTTTTTCAACATTCCTAGCAAATCCACGACCACCGTTGTTACTTTCAATTTTCGCAAGGCTGACATTGTTAAAAACAAACATATCTGCTGTTTCAGGCTCAGTTACTTCCATACCCTTGTCAGAATAGTAGACATCAGTAACCCATCCTTCTCCTTGCCAGACATCAGCAACTATAGCACACAGCTTGTCAGCTCCTTCATCTGCTGTATCAGCATATGCAATAATAATCTCAACAAGATGCCGGCCTTTATCATCCTTTGGCAGCTCAGTATAGGTTTTAAAGTAGGTATATAGCTTTCCTTTAGAATCCATTGGCTGCTGCTGATAATTTGCTTCAGCTATTTCTGGAGACATTTTCCCCGGTTTTGTTTTATCCTTATAGCTTTTATAACTTAGAAGCTCTGGACAAAGCATTTTTCCTGATTCTCCAGTTTTTTTATCCTCTTCTTTTAAGCAAGCTTTCATTTTTATAACATACCAATCATCCGGTTCGGCTTCCAGCACCTTGCCGCAAAGGTCTTTTGTTGACCATCTTGTCATGTTTATGATCTGCTTGCCGCCCTCTTCAATTCGAGACAGATAAGTATTTGTATACCATTCGTATTGCTCATCCAGTACTCTCTCATTAAAAGCTTCAGAAGCATTTTTTATAGGATCGTCAATTATTCCGATCCGGCAGCCAATACCTGTAATAGTTCCTCCAAAGCCAGTACCCAAATAATTAAAAAACTGTCCTTCTAACGCCCATAATTGCTTTGAACTATCGCCATACTTAATTTTTGTAGTTGGGAATACATCTGAAAAAATATTGATTTTATTATCAATTTTGGTTGCATCTATGCCATCCCGAACTGATGCAGAAAATCTTGTTGCAAGTGTTTCATTGTAGGATACAGTTATAACCCTGTTTTCATTATCCTTGCCCAGCATCCATTGTGTGTACAAAGTCAGAATATATGATTTCCCATGCCGAGGAGGGAGGTTCATCATGAGCTTGAAACACACTATGTATTGAACAAGTACTTCCGGATCACCGCTGCATATTAAATCTTCAAGCTCCTGATCTGATAGAATAGTCCAATCATCTTCCGGCTTAAGCTTTATTATCCTATTTTCATAAAAAGCCTGAAGAGTATCGGCAATTTCCTTCAGGTGTGGTCTTGAATCTTTAAAAAACTTTGGATTAATCAATTTGCAGTATTGCCAAAAATTATTACTAGCAGCAGTGTACTTATTTCCTGTATTCTCCTTACTCATGTTTTCTTCAATAATTTTTTTTACGAGTAAAGTACTTTCTTTTTTAGTAGGCATCAATATTCACTCCAAAAAATAATATGCGCAAAAATAGCCTAAATTTATGAAAAACTCTTTTTACTTAAATTTACTTTAATGCATATTTTAAATTAAATTTAAACGCCATTAAACGTATTTTAAATGGTGTTCTTGCGTATATCACAATAATCATTGTTTTTTTATACAGAGTACAAAAAATATTTCTTTTAAAGCGAGCTTCGCCACCCGGATTTTTTATCCAGTTGGTTTTGTTTTCTGTATAACGTCTTTATCCTAATATGCGACGAGTCAAGCACATCAGACATCAGATTTTTTAATTACATTTACCGCAAGCTCCACCATTCTTGGTCTTCCCATAAGGTTTATATTTACCTTTGCTCTAAACCTTCTTGCATCAATTTTTACAATGTTTCCTTCAAGCCCAACCAATGGGCCAGAATGTACAATTACTTTTGTTCCTTCAACAAATACCTCAGATATGCCTAGCGGATCATCATCCTTTGTAAGTCTTAATAATAAATTGGCCTCAGTGTCATTTATAGGCTGCGGCCAGTTATCTCCAAGAAGCCGAATTATTCCATATATGCTTTTAAGCTTATAATATATATCTACATTCATTTCTGTCAGAAAAAATATGTAACTGGGAAACAGCAGCCTGCTAATTGCTTTCCATTTGCCGTTTACCTTTTCCCTCATTATCCTCTTTGGAGTAATTGCCTTTATTCCTAGTTGATTAATTTTATTGCTTATTTCTTCCTCTTTACCTGTTAAAACATGAGCTACATACCAATTCATTCTGTACCTCCGTTTTTAAGAGCCTTCTCATTTTCTGCAGCTGCCTTAACAGCATCGTATACTTTGTTGTATAGCTCAGGATGTTCTCTGCCAAGAGCATCAAATATTTTATCCATTGCCGCCTGCATTCCGATTTCCTCTTTGCTTTTGATAGTGCTGTCGGTTCGCCTCTTATATGTCTTTGTTCGTGCAAGACTTGTAATATTTTTAACAGCATCATCAATATCCATTGCTTCCCACTGTTCATCTGGAGCAGAGTTAATTCTGTCAATTAGCTTTTGTGCAGCTATAACCATCAATACTTCTACATAATCAAGATCCGGATATCTATTCATAGCCTCTGTAACTCTTCTGAGGTTTTCCTGATTCATTACAGCAGCCTGCATATCTGCATTAAGTCTTTTTGCATACCTACAAATAGCACTTAAACTGATTTCCTGATCGTAGTCCGCAAGAAAATCAACAATATCCTGATATGTATACTCCTGAGGAGTCATTATCATTTCCTCAACACTTGACCGTAACTTAGCAGGCAGGCTTCCTATCTTACAACGTACTCTCCGCATTAGCTCAACCCCTTATATTTTCACAAGAACATCATTTATCTTAAAAGCAAGAAGCTGTGCTCCCTTCGGGGTAAGCCTTATTTCAAGATCCTCAAGGTCAAAGTCATAAACATCTACAAGTGTCTTTCCTTCCTTTTCTCGTATATCAATGTAACCACTTTGCTGCAAATATGCTATTGCATTGTATACTCCTGTTTCATCATCGCCATCCAGAAACAAAGTAAATATTTCTTCAGCAGGTCTATACCTGAATCCGGCATATATATTAAGTACTCTCAGTATGCCTCCGTTTAACTTTTCCATAGCTGCCACGGTCAAATTATCCATAAGCCTTTTCTTTTCAAAATCATTTTTATCCATTTTTTATATTCCCCCTCATATCCAGTATAATGTCGTAGATTTTATCAATCTTTTTAGTGATGTCGCTGACCATGCCATTAAAGTCTCTTTTCTTAAGATAATCCTCTGCAACTTTTTCTTTAAAGCCCTGAAAATCTTTCTGCAGCGCATCAACATTTTCAGTAAGCTTCTTGTGAATTTCTTCGATGTCAGCATTGTTTCTCTTTATTTTTTCTTCCATAGTGCTTATTTCACGGGCAAATATGTACTTAACCATCGGGACAATTATTACTACCAGTACGATATTAGCAATTTGCAAAATAAGGCTGATGTTTGTGCTTGTATTCAATTCCTCACACTCCTTTTTGATAAAATAAAAAATCCTAGTGTTTATACTAGGATTTTACAATGGTTTATTATTTATTAATATTTTCAAAACTGCGGCTACTTATTGAGTCATATGTCATCTAATAAATTAAGCTGTCCCGGCATTGGCTGCCTTCGCTTTTTATCAATTATATCTTTACATATCTCCCGGATCGTTGATTCACTTTTATTATATTTAATAGCCAATTCCCTGAAATTGTACCCTGTAAATTCTTCTTTTATCTGCCGATCCCTTAATGGTCTTTCGATTGTTTCGACCATTGGAATATATAGATTTCCACCGCCTGCTATTCGTGATATCTTTTTTGCATTATCAAGTCCAATCTCATCAATAATCTGAGCAAACAGCTCCGAAACCTCTCCCTTGCAAAGATTGTTTGTGTTTTCTTCATGTGCCAATGGCCTCACCACCTTTATACATTAATTACTTTCAAATGTCAACCAAGTAATAACAGCTAAATCCATGTTTCTATTATAACCGGATCATCTACATTGCTACGCTCCAGCTTAGTCATTGTCTTCGGAATATTATTTCGTATGCTCTCAATATCATCTTTAATCATTACTACCTTAGTTGGCCTGTTATTTATGTTCCATAGCCTTGCAACAAATTTAGCCGGATAATCAGAGGTATTTTTATATACTACAATAATCGGAACCTGACAGAACTTATTTAAATTTGTATCAAGAAATGAATCCACTACTATATCAGTATTAACCATTTATAGATCACGCTCCTTAACTAATTAACTCTATGCTTTTATTTTCCTTTATTAAGTGCTTTTTTAAAGAATTAAATGATGTCCAGCCTGCTAAATAATAAGAATATGTCCTGTCGAGCTTAAGCATACTTGTAAGCCTTTTTTGTTCTTTTTTTGGTAGCTTTTGAAGAGCCTTTTTTTGTTTTTGTGTCATCAAAGACTTTGTTACTTTCTTATAGAACCTCCTAGACTCTTCACATTCTTTTATTAGCCATTCGCCTTTGATCAAGCCATTTACATATACTGCTAATTCGTTTTTGAACTGATTGGTTCTTTTAAGCAAAATGGATATCTCGTAACCATCAATTTTCAATTTAACAATATCATAAAATGACTGTAATCTTTTTTCGATTTCTTTCCATTCCTCATTAGTCACCATTAAGACCTCCTTTATAGTTTTGGTTGACAAATTCCATACATTTTCTCCATTTGGTTAATTTTATACTTTTAAGCTATGTTTCAGTTGAGGCTATACCGACTGGCTCACTGTGTTCACCAAAGCCGATATATTCCAAAGCTTGTTTAAAAGGAACTTTGATATACCAATCTCCTTCATATTTATTGACAGTACCAAAGCCATATCCATGTCCATGTTCATTCTTAGCGATCTGTTTTGTAATCCCTAGTTTTTCGAGTTCTTCAATTCTGATGGAATTTTCAAGTGGAATATACATTCCTTCATTATCCAAATCACACTCTTTTATTTGGTCAGCTCTGCTGCACATTATAATCATATTACGCATCTTCAACATTTGCTTTACAACAAGCACAAAGTTCTTGAATTACTACGAGTGTAGGATCATGACCAATATCTGATTTGCAACATGTTATAGTCTCATCTCTGTAAAATTGTGGTATAATTTCACATAT